CAACCATGCCGTAGCGTGTCTTGAACCCGATCTTTGGCTGGAAGGTATCCTGACCAACTGCACGAACCATCTGAAGTGGAACATATGGGCAATAGAACACACCAGCGTCGAATGCTGATGAACCCTTATAACCAAGAGTGAAATACTGTGAACCAGAAGCTGAAGAGAAGTATGGGTCGATATAGACCTTGATACGTCCGTTAAGCACACCAGCGAAAGTATTTCCTGTGTCGTCTACGTTTAGATTGTTAGCAAGAGCTGGGGTGTAATCAAGAACACCAGCCATCTGCATAGCAGCAGCAACGTCAGATCCGCAGATCATGATGTTACCCTTACCGCGACGAGTTGCCTTGGCAATTTGGTTAGCTTCGCGTTCAATCTGGAACAATAGACCCTTGAACTTTTCTACCATCCAACGACCGTTTGAGTCAACGTCAAGATTGAACGTACCAGCAGTTGTTACGTTTTCCTGAGCACCAGCAGAAGCGGTATAGTTGATTGTACGAACAACTTCACGGTTGATTTCCGCAAGGATTTCAGCAGCAAGGATGTTTGAAAGTTCAGTTTCAGCGTCAAGACCATGAATTGCCTTCAAGTCCTGTGCAAGTTCCATGGTGTATTCTGCCTTGAGAGCGCGGCTAACTGCGCTAACAGCAACCTTCTCAATGCTGAATGCCATTTCCTGGAAGTTACCGCCAGCAGCAGTTCCGTCACCTAGACGTTCTGCAGAAGAACGGGCCATACCAGTTGAAACAGTATAGGAACCAGTTGTAGCAGCTGAAGCACGACCAGTTGGATCGTTACCAGACTGAGTACGACCAGTTGTGTTGTTACCAACAACACGACGTGAAGCAGTATTACCAGCAGCAGAACCAGAGAAGGTTGTGTTTGCTTCGTTGAATAGAGCTTCTGTACCAGTCTGATCAGTATAGCGTGAACGCATTGCGAAGATAAGTCCTGTTGGACCAGTCATTGGCTGAACGCCGCAGATATCATACGCAATTAGGTTAGGCATTGAACGACGAACCAATGAGATAAGCACTGGATCGAATGTGTCGATAGAACCGTCACCAGCAGTAGATGAAGAAGCACCCATGCTGTTTGTTGGAGCAGCTTCACCCAAGAGACCTGGGGCGCGATAACCGCCTGAACCGAAACCGTCTTCACGAGCAGCCTTTTCCTGATTTTCAAGAAGCTGGGCAACTACGCTACGCTTGTGGACGTCCTTGATTGGAGCCAGATCAGGATGTTCCATAACTGGCTGCCACTTTTTCTGAATTTGCTCATTCAGAGATTGCATTTTATTTCTCCTTAAAAAATTACTTTTTGATACCGCGACTAATCGCGCTCATGTAGGCAGCCATTTCAACCGGAACCTGCTTTTCGACGAAATCATCGCCCACTGGTTCCTCATCGAGAGTTACGCTTTCGGACAAAGTCCCGGCCGAAGACTTTGAAGGGAAGTAGCTCTCACGAAGAGTTCCGATTTTCTTCGCATACGTCTTAACGTCTTCGAAGTCCACGGACTCAGAAAGTGACTGCAGCTTTGCAACTTGCGTATCTGTCAGGCCTTCTGAAACTTCTGCGAACGCAAATGCGCGTTCGAATTCTTTAATCTGAGCACTAAGCTCAACGTTCTTTTCGATTTCTTCGTTGATTGCAGCTTCAAGAACTTCGACTTGATCAGCAAGTTCTTCTGTTACTGCAACTGCATCATCTGGAATGTCGATATAGTGTTCTTCGAATAGACCCTTAAGACCAGACATGAATGACTCAACAATTTCTGCCTTAAGACCACGCTCGATAGCAACAGCATTATTTTCCATCCAGCTCTCAACAACATAGTCAAGATACGAATCAACACGTTCTACAAGAGCTTCGCTGATAGTAGCTGTTTCTTCTGTTAGAGAATCATCGAATTTATTTTCAAGTGTTTCGATTTGTTCGTTGATCTTAGAAAGGACAGCAGACGTGTAAACTTCTGTAGCCTTAGTGATGAATTCCTCTGAAACTTCTGTTCCAGCGAAAATCGCCTTAACGTCATCGGAAACGTCAAGATCAGCAGCAGTCAAACGAGGAAGTTTCTGTTCTGTGTTTTCACCGATTGAACGCTGCTTTGGATTAACAGATGAACCCTGCATTGGATTAGCTGAGTCACCCTTGAACTTATCGTACATCTGGGATACTTCTGCTTTCTTCATTCCTGAAAGAGCTCCAATCATTGAGTTAATCATGCCAACCTTAGTGTATGGCTTAATGCCTGAACCCTGAGTTGGGTTAGACGCATCACCTGTATTCTGAGTACCACCTGGAATAGCGGCTCGAACTCCAGTAGGTTCAGCGACCTCAGCTTCAACGCCGTAGCTCGCTTTCTTTGCTTCTTGCACGTCGAGCTTATCGACATTTGTGTCCTGAACTGACATATTATTATTCTCCCTCAGGGTTTGTAGAAGATACTTCTAGTTTATTTATAAAAACGACACTATTTAGAATTTATTAAGCCAACGATTAAAGGCGCTAAGCAATACAGTCTCGCGATCTGCTGCGCTAACATATGCCTTTTCGATTTCTTCTTTGATTTCTTCGACTTCTTTCTCTACGAGAATTCCGTTATCCCAAATCCATTCTTTACCTTCCATGATCCCATTAGCGAGTGCTTGAGGGGCAGATGGATCTGCAACGATATCAGCAGCAGTAGCCAAATAGAAATCATTTTGTACTTCCATGATTCCATTCTTTTTAACAAGGCTACCCATACCTCTTGAAGAAAAGCCTAATTTAGCGCCTTCCTTCATAAGATTTTTTACGATGTTTCCGTATGGTGTGTCCATAATCTTAACCTTACCGACGAAATTATCGCCTTCTTGATGAAGATCAATGATCATGTGTGAGACACGTTCTAGATTAATCGTAGGACCAGACGGATGTCCTAGTTCTCCAAGAGCTCGTTTTTGCTGAACGAATTCGCGATTATAACGATCAACTTCTTTAGCAAGAATAGCAGTAGGATATACGCGACCATTCTTGTTCTGAAGAATACCTTGCATCAAGATACCTTCTAAGAAAAAGTTCTTTTCACCTGTTACTTCATTAGCTTCTGTAATGACTTTTAGTTCTTCGTGAACTTCACAGATGAGCTTCATTAGTATCCCGAGCCCCCGTTGATTGAAACGGTTTTATGGACCTTAAGAATAAGAGTAGAAGGACCAGAACCTGTTTTTGTTACTACGATATTGGCTGATGGATTTCCGCCTTCCATGTCGATAAGACGAGAGTCTGACATATCGAAAACATGCTGACCATCAGAAAGAACAAGAACAGTATTAGCGCCACGCTTTACTGTCCAAAATGCGTTATTACCAATAGACCATTCAGCAGAAACGATATTCATTGAGCGAACTACTTCGCCTGCAGAGTTTGCTCCTATTGCAGCAGTAGCAGAGTTCAAACTGATATAACCACCAGAATGAAACTTAGCAATAAACCATCCACCTTTAACGTGTCTGTTTACAATACCTTCAGCCATTTCTTATTCTTCCTCATATGTTGCAACGACGAAGTCTAAGATTCGTTCAAACGAATCTGCGCTTTCGTTGACGGCTGTACGGAAAATTTCCTGATTATCAGGACTTAATTGTTCATACACATCTTGGACAGCTTCTAAAATATCCATATTGATAGTTGCTATATCACCATTTTCTAGCTCGATATCAATTTCGTCTTCAACTGATTCGCTGAATGTTGCATTATCGAATACTGATTCTTTAACAGCAGATGGTGACAAACGAACAGGTTTCATATCACCCTGAGTTTTATCAGCACGAGTTAGTGGTGTCTTATTTCCTTTGAATCCAGACTTATCAGCGAGCTTAGAAGTTCCCTGCTCAATAGGACCACGATCACCATTTTCTGGTTGATGCTCTGCTTCTGTAGTGGTTCCGCCCTTACCGGATACAGGATAGTCTTTTGTTTCAATCTTATGTTGATTATAGAAATCTGTTTCACCTTTCACGCGAGGCTTAAGAGCCTTACGTTCATCAGGAGCACCTGCTCTATTCTCAGGAGCAATTGCTTCGCGTAACTGCTTAAACGTCTTCATCCGAAACAATCTCCTGTTCTGCTTGCTCTTCTGAAGGAGCGTTAAACATATTAGAAGCAATCTCGATACGCTTTAGTTCGAGAGCATCTTGAATCTTTGTTGCTAATGCTGCGTCGATAGCGTCACGAAATCCACTCGCGTTCTGGTCGGCAGCAGCTTGAATAGCATTGTAAATCTGTTCCATTTTAAACCTCTCAGTTATAGTCTATTTATAAAATTGATTAGTATTCAATAATGATTAATCCTGGCGCACCAGTTCCACCTGCGCGAGCGGTCGCAGCAGTACCGTTCCTTGCTCCTGATCCACCAGCTCCATATCCTTGTGCGTTTTCACCGGCAGCACCAGCAGCCGTCACAGGCATAACACCACCTTGTCCCCATCCTAGTGGTGTATGACCACCTCCACCAAAGATGTTAGTTGTTGCAGCCATAACACCACCAGCACCACCTGGATATCCTGTTAAACCCATTACGTTAGATGTACCAAATCCTGATGGACTTGGTGTACCACCAGCACCACCAGCAAGAACTGAAGTAGCAAGTGTTCCACCGAGTCCACCACCTGCTGAATATGTTACGCTGTTATAGATTATAGATGATGGATTGCCAGCAGCACCTGCTGCACCAGCAGCACCAGCGGCTGTAGTACCAGCAACGGTATATGTTAATGTGTAAACACTAGATACTACAGTGATATAAGCAACAACAACAGATGAAGATCCACCACCACCTCCCATTTGACCAGCAGTAGCAGCGGTACCACCACCTGATCCACCAGCTCCAATAATTGTCGCT